TAGATTTTTGTGGGCACGGCGAGTGGAAGCACAAAACGCGAACACTCCTTTGCGATTCCATACTCAAGCATCTCTTTGTAGAGTTTCATTCCGTCAGCAAAATGCTTTTCCATCTTGATTTGAAACTCTTGATTGATGAAAGGATCAATATCGTCAATAGAGTTCTGACGATTTTTCGTGTCTTGTCTCCTTAGTTCTGGTAGAGGAATCCTCTCTGCAAGTAGAGAAGAATCAGCGTACCGTTGTGAAAATTCTTGATATGTGAACGAACGGTGCCGGAGCACTTGAGCCGCTACCCCCCTGGTGGTTTCAAGTTCTAGAGTCATGTATGCCTGCTCAAAGATGCTCCAGTGCTGATGCTTCACACAATAACGCAGAAGTCCAGAGAACTTTTCATTCTCCTGGTTTGCTGGGTTGCTCACGCGAGCGCAGTATGCCATATGTTTCTCAGCGTCTGGCGTTACCGAAATCAATTTACAATCGTTCATTTCCTCTCTGCTTTCCTCACTTTTTTTAGTTCCTTAAGTTCTGCCTTAATCATCTGGTATGCATCTTCAGCAGTAATTTTGCCTCCCATCTCCATGGCAGCAAAGCACTCAACTCTTGTTCCAAAGTGTTGGAGTGCTCTTTCAAATGTGTCTAGTTCTTCATACATGTTTAGTCTGGGTAACCATCATCGTCATCATAAAAAACCTCATCATAGTCAGTGATGGGAGTAACCCCTGGTTGATATGCTGTCACATCAGAATATACCTCTGACTTCAAACAATCAACCAGAGATTCCAAGTTTCTTACAATCAGTTTCAATCTCTCTTTATCCATATTGAAGATATAGGAATGATTGTATTATAACATGAAAGTCAAGTTTTGGTACGTCCAAAATCCCAAGTAGTCTCAACCCATTTGGGAGGTTTCATTGGACACCGTTGATTTGGGATGCCGCACTTAAGCGTCAAAATACATCCGCATAGATTGCACTTCCATCCATTCGTATTATGCTCACAAGCGTTGCAAAGTGCTTTGCGCTTCTCGTAATAGTTCATTTTAAAAAGTTAGTAATCTCCTTTCTGAGGGTATTTATTTTGTATTGTCTACCCAAGTAA